GGTTGCTTGTTTTTTGACGAGATCCACCAGTTTGAAGATTATAGCGTAATTGATGTTCAGACTTCCGGTCTTGGTAAACGTAAGAACTCAAGAACCTTTTACATTGGTACTAATGGTTTTGTTCGCGACTCTGTTTATGATGACATGTGCTCACGTGCTAGAGACATTGTAGAGTCGGAAGAATTGATAGACCACATGTTTCCTTTTGTGTGTACGCTCGATTCGCCTGATGAAGTCGAAGACGAGAACATGTGGCAGAAAGCTAATCCGATGTTCCATGGTAATATGAGTGATTATGCAAAGACACTGTTTACTAAGACACAGCGTCAATGGCAGAAACTCAAGCTTGGCATTGGTGACAAGGCTAGATGGCTAACCAAGAAGATGAACGTTCTAGGCATCAAGCAGTCTAGTAACGTGGCCACACAAGAAGAAATTATCAAGGCAGCGCGTCCTTACGGATCACACGAAGGGCACAAGTGTATTGGTAGTGTCGACTTATCCAGTGTTAAAGACTTTACGGCCGTTGGCTTGCTTTACTTGGACGATGACGAGAACTACAACTGGTACACTCACACCTTCGTGCTAAAAGAGTTTCTGGACAGTGAAGCCTTAGCAGCACCAATTGATGAATGGGAGAAACAAGGGTTGCTGACCATTGTAGACGGGCCACTCATAACAGAGACGATTGTTGCTGACTGGTTCGATGAACAATCTTCTCTATTCGACTTTGACACTATCGTCATTGATAGTTACAGGGCCAGTGTCCTGCGTCCTGTGTTAGAAGATAGAGGGTTTGAGGTCGAGGTCATCAGACGCTCGCCTGGCGTACAAGCGATGATAGGCACATTGCTAGAGTCGCTATTCGCCAATGAGCAAATTATCTTTGGTGACCCAACGATGATGCGTTGGTACACGTTCAACGTTGTGGTAAAGCGTGATAAAGACGGTAACCCACGATATGAAAAGAAAGAGCCTATCAAGCGTAAGACTGACGGGTTCATGGCGTTCATACACGCTTTGTATGTGTTCAACGAAAACATCACAGAGTATCAGCAACCGCAAGAGTTCCTGTTCTCTGATTTTTATAGCGGATAAATTTTTGACCTGTCATAAGTCGTAAAAAGGGGCGGAAAGGGGTGACAATTATTGGGCTATTAGATTGGATTCTTAGACGCAATCAAGACTTTGATATCTTGGACTGGGACGAACTTAAGTCTGTATACAAGACAACTCACTTGAAACAATCGGCTGTTGACATTGTTATCGGCAAGATCATCACGATGAGTTCACTGGTGCAGTTTAGGTCGAAGGACGAAACCTTAAACCGGAAGTTGAATGTTAAGCCTAACCCAAACCAAAACGCGCAAGAGTTCAGAGCAGAGCTGATTAAGCGGCTGCTTTGCGACGGAGAGTGTTTGGTGGTTAAGCTAGGCAACGATTTATTCATTGCTGACGGTTGGGTAGTAGATGGTTCAGTAACCAAGGAAAGAACGTACAAGCAAGTGTCTGTTGGGCAGTTGAGCCTAACCAAAGAGTTCACTTCTTCTGAGGTCTTCCACTTCAAGTATCACAACGATAAGCTGAATCAGTATCTCAAAAACCTAGATGAGTCATACGCTAAGTTATTCCAACGTATGATTGAGGTCCACATGAGAGAGCAGCAGATTCGGGTCTACGCTAATTTTAAGGGTATGAAATCAAAATCAAACCTGAACGATGATGCGAAGAAAAACGTTGATGTCTTTACAAAGTTCTTAGCAGGGATGAAACGAGAGTTGGAACAATCTTCAGTTGCTGTGGTTCCTCGACAAGGGGATGACTACGACATTGAAGAAAAATCTCAAAACCACCTTGGGCGGAACGTTGAAGAGGTCGGAGTCATTGAGAACATGTACATCGCTCAAGTGGCCAAGGCACTGCAAGTGCCAACGCCAATGTTTAGTGGTGACCTGGCGGATGTCAGTCAGCATAGCGAGAACATGGTTCGTTGGTGTATCAAACCTTTGATGACTTTGATTGCGACTGAGATTAACGCAAAATTCTTTACTGAGTCAGATTTGAACAAGGGCAAAGGTGTGAAGGTCAACTTGATAGAGGTCCTTTACAGTTCTGAACTTCAAATGGCGTCTCACGTAGAGAAGATGATAGGTTCTGGAGTGTGGACTATCGATGATGCCTTGGAGATTCAAGGCAAGCCACGAGAGAACACAATTGTCACAACTCGTCGATATCTGACGAAGAATATTGCACCACTTGATGAAAGCACTGGCGCACCGATTAACGGTTAGCTAGGGCTATTTTTGTGGTCTTAGGAAAGGAGGGACGGGATGTCAAAACTTAAAAACGTACCGTTTGAGTTCAAGAATGAAGCAACCGAAACAGGACATATCCTGACTTTGAGTGGGGCCGTACGGAAGAGATACTGGACAGATGATGATGCTGTCAGTGCAAAGCTAGTACGCGACTCTTTGGAAGGTGTAAATAAGCCAATCTTAATCAAGCTTAACTCTCCAGGTGGAGATGTGTTTGAGGGGATTGAGATTTACAACTATCTCAAGAACCACGATCAAAGTGTCACAGTAGAAATTACTGGTGTGGCTGCTTCCGCTGCTTCCATCATTGCCATGGGGGCGGACAAAATCATCATGAACACAGGTACAACACTCATGATTCATGAAGCATCTAGTTTTGCTTTTGGTAACAAGACCGACATTCAGAAGGTGCTGAACGCCCTAGAAACGATTGATGCTTCTTTAGTTTCAATTTATGCAGAGCGTACTGGTATTGAGACCGATGAAATCAAAGACTTGTTGAATGCAGAAACGTGGTTTACTGCGGAAGAAGCGGTCAATAAAGGCTTTGCTGATGAAGTGAAAGCCAAGGCGAAAGAGGAACAAGAGGACGAAACGGAAGAAGAGAAGGTAGAAAATTCTATCAATATCAACGTTGACGCCAAATTGATTTCTGGTCGCTTAGACGATCTGGAAAAGATGATTAAAGATGCCATCCAAAACAAACAGGCTGAGGAACCTGTCGCAAAACCTCGAAACTTAATGTCTAAACTTAGAGGAGGACTATAACTTTATGGAAAAATTTAATTTAACACCTGAACAAATCAAGGATAAGTTACGCGCATCATTGAAAGACTCTGATGCTACTTTAGAAAACCAAGTGGACGCAATCGTGGAGAACATGTTCTCAATCGCTGAGAGCAGCGCAAAACAAGTAAAAGCAGAGTATGCTGAGCTTGGCCATGTACAAGACGAAGCTATCTTAGCTGCACGCGGTATCCATGTGTTGACCGCTGAAGAAACTAAGTTCTATAACGAAGCTTCTAAGAGCGGTGGCTTCAACTCAAACACTATCTTGCCTGAAACAATCATCGAGCGTGTGTTTGATGACTTACAAAAAGAACACCCATTACTTAAGTTAATCAACTTTGGCTTAGGTGTGGCGAAAGAGAAAATCATCCGTTCTCGTCGCAAGGGTAAAGCGGTTTGGGGTAAGCTCCACAAAGACATCGAAGGGCAATTAGATGCTGACTTCGGTGCAGAAGAAATCACTCAACTTAAGTTGACTGCTTTCATGCTTATCTCTAACGACACCTTAGAACTTGGTGCTCGATGGATTGACCGTTACGTTCGTCTCTGCTTGTCTGAAGCTATCTCTGAAGCTTGGGAAGAAGCAATTATCGACGGTGACGGTAAAGACAAACCACTTGGTTTGATGCGTAAAACTTCTGGTGATACTGGCGGTGTGTTCCCTGCCAAGGAAAAGAAAGGTGACTTAACCTTCAAAGACCCTGCAACTATCATCAAAGAGTTCGCTGCATTGATGAAAGGTTTGTCAACTTACAAACGTTACATTGGTTCAGATGACACTACCGGTTCTGATGAAGTCCGGAAAGTGGACGGTAAAGTTCACTTAATCGTGAACCCTTCTGACTACTACGACATCGTGGCACGCGCTACTGTTCAAAATGTCAATGGGGCTTACGTAACAAACTTACCATTCATCCCTGCTGATCACATCATCGAATCAATCTTCGTACCAAAAGGTAAGTTGATTGCGTATGTTGAAGGTGAGTACAACGCTGATGTTGCGATGAAAGACAGCATCCGCAAATCAGAAGACCGCTTCATCATGGAAGACGCTACAGTCTACGTTACTAAGTTGTTAGGTCATGGCCGACCAACTAACGCAGACGCAGCGCACGTTTACGACATCAAGATTCCCAGCTAATGCCCCGGCAGGACCTGGGGCACCGGCTTCACCTTCTCCAGTACCGGGAGGGTGATAGTGAATGGAGACTTATCTTCAGGAGCTAAAACGTAGACTTCACATCTTACATGATGATGACGACGACAACTTAAAGAGTTTACTTGCAATCGCCAA